ATGGGTGAGTATATCTGCGACCAGATAGCTACCGGGCGCACACTTCAGAGCATATGTGAAGACAGGGATGGTCTACCGAAGCCTATGACAGTGGCTCGGTGGGCTGATGCCTTCCCCGCCTTCAACAGGGACTACACTCGCGCGCGGGAACTGCAGCTAGAGGCCTGGAAGCAGGAAGCGCGTGACCTGGCAAACAGCCCTCAGATGGGCGACGAGTTTGTTGCTGTAGAAGAAGAACTTATCAACGGCAGTGCCGATGGCGCTGGGGGCTATGTAAAGCGTCAGACGCGCCGCGAGCGCCGTGACATGCTGGGCCATCGCCGGTTGGGGGCCGAGGTTCTCATCCGATTGATAGGCGCTGTTCAGCAGGCTGAAACATCTCGTATAGCGCGGGTGAAGCTAGAGACTGAACGGCCGGACCCCAACACCCCGCGCAAGATCATAGTCGAGACCAACATGCCGCCGGACCCGCCTGAAGACCCAGGCGACGCGGCCTAGTGGCGCAATTCTCCAGCGCTCCCGCTCCCGGCTACGGCCACAACAGCGGCGACACCCTAGTCAAGCTACCGACGCTGCACAGCGACCAGCTGCGCGTCCACATGCTCACCCGCGACCCGCGCGGCACGGACCCCACGGTCGCGCCCGACCTGCGTGAGGCCTGGTCCCGCGTCACCAACCGCTTCCGCGTTGGGCGGTGTGGTCGGCGCTACGGCAAGACGACTTACGGCCGCAGCTGGCTGGGCCGCGCTGCAATAAACGGAGAGTACTGCGGCTGGTTCGCCCCAGCATATCGCTACATTAGCGAAGTATATAACGAGTTCGTGGACATGTTGGCGCCAGTAATCGTCAACAAGAACAAAACTGACGGCATCATCCGCCTGGAGGGCGGCGGCCTCATCGAGTTCTGGACCATGGAGGACGACCGGGCAGGGCGCTCCCGGAAGTATCACAAGGTCGTCCTTGATGAGGCTGCGTACACCAAGAACCGCACGGCCATGCAGACGTGGAAAACGTCTATAGAGCCGACGCTGCTGGACTACCGGGGCAAGGCCCTGGCCATCAGCAATACCCTCGGCAACGACACGGAGAACTTTCTCTACCAGCTCTGCAACGAGCCCAAGCACGGCTTCCTGCAGTTTCACGCGCCGAGCACCGCCAACCCGCTGCTGCCTCTGCGCCGGCCGGGGGAGAGTTTCACGGCCTGGCAGCTGCGCCGGGCGGCGGACTTCGCTGAGCTCAAAAAGAACACCGACCCCCTCGTCTACCTCCAGGAATACGAGGCCGAGTTCGTTGACTGGTCGGGCGTGGCGTTCTTCAGCATCGACAAGATGCTCATGGGGGGTCTGCCGGTGGCCGCCCCGGGCAACGTGGACCTGGTCTTCTGCATCATTGATTCGGCCAGCAAGACCGAGGCGCTCAATGATGGCACAGCGTGCACCTGGTTTGGGCTGATACGGCGGGGCCACGAGCTGCTGGGCTACAAGCTGGTGGTGTTGGACTGGAACATCGCCCAGATAGAGGGCTCGCTGCTAGAGACCTGGTTGCCCGAGGTACTGCAGCGCGGTGAGGCCCTGGCCCTGCAATGTCGGGCGCGGGGCGGTTTTGTGGGAGCCTGGATAGAGGACGCGGCCTCGGGCATCATCCTGCTGCAGCAGGCGCTGCGCAAGGGCCTGGCCGCCCGTCCCATACCGGAGGCGTTGAAGGCGCTAGGCAAGGACCAGCGGGCGCTCAACGCCTCGGGCTACCACTTCAGGGGCGAGGTAAAGATCGCCCGCGAGGCGTACGACAAGGTCACCACCTACAAGAACGCCACGCGGAATCACTTCATAGCTCAGGTAAGCGGCTTCCGCATGGCCGACAAGGACGCCAACAAGCGAGCCGACGACCTGCTGGACACCTACTGCTACGGCATCGCCGTGGCGCTCGCCGGGGCGGAGGGCCTGTGATGGCATTGCTGCCTGAGGAAGATGATCCAGACCATGAAGAGCAGAACATGGCCGCTCTGCGGTGGGCCGCTCTGGTCTGCTCAGTCGTGGTCATCGCGGTTTTCGTCTTCCTGGCGTTCGCGGGGTACTAGCGCGTGGTCTCTTCTGCCCAGATAACCTGGCCTGGGACGCCCACGGGTGGCAGCCTCCAACTGCTGTTGAACGCGGAGGACATACAGCCCGGTAGCCAGCCGAGCTACGAGACCTGCAAGGTCATACTGGCCTACCATCCCCTCGGTCTCAAGATGACCGAGAGCCCGATCAGCAAGGCGCAGTCGCAGGAGCGCAAGCTGAGCGTGAGCGACGGGCCGGAGTCAGCGCTGTTGAGCGCTTTCCGTGACGAGTGGGCCTCACTGAAGGTTGATGAGCACATCAAGAACTTTGGCAAGCTGGCCCGGGCCTACGGGGTCAGCGCCATAGGCTTGATGGTGGAGGGTGAGGGGCCTGAGACGCAGCTCGACTTCGCCAACGTGTGGAAGAAGAAGGTAGGGGTCAACGTCTGGGACCCGTTGAACGTCTCAGGCTCGCTGGTCTTGAGCCAGGACCCTAACAGCCCGGACTTTCAGCGCCCCACGGCGGTGCAGGCGGCAGGGGTCACTTATCATCCATCGCGGACCATGATACTTCTTAACGAGGAGCCGATCTACCTGGACTACACCACGAGTGGCTTCGGCTACGTTGGCCGCTCGGTGTATCAGCGGGCGCTCTTCCCACTGAAGAGCTACCTGACCACCATGGTGGCGAACAACCAGGTGGCCCTGAAGGCATCTGTGTTGATCGCCATGATTAAGACCGGGGCCACGGTGGTGGACCAGGCCCAGATGTTCTTCCAGGGCCTGAAGCGTAACATCATCAAGGAAGCCCAGAACGGCAACGTCATTTCGATTGGGCAGGATGACAAGATCGAGAGCCTCAATTTCCAGAACCTGGACGGCCCTCTGGCCCTGGCCCGGAAGAACATTTTGGATGATGTGGCGACAGCGTCTGACATGCCGGCCATCATCCTCAATCAGGAGACCTTCGCCGAGGGTCTGAGTGACGGCACCGAGGACAGCAAGCACGTAGCGCAGTGGGTGGCCGGCATCCGCAAGTGGCTGCGCCCAGCCTACTCGTTCTTCGATCAGCTGGTCATGGCCCGGGCCTGGAACCCCGAGTGGTATGCCAACCTTCAGCGGACCCACAAAGAGTGGGCGCGGGTGCCGTACCGCACGGCGTTCTATCGCTTCAAGAACTCGTTCCGTCACGAGTGGCCCAACCTTTTGGAGGAGCCCGACTCTGAGAAGGTCCAGGTTGACGACGTCCGCCTCAAGGGCATCATCGCCGTCGCTGAGGTCTTGCTCGCCATGCCCGACCTGGGGCAACCCAACCGGGCGCGCCTGGTGCAGTGGGTCATGGACGGGTTCAATTCCCTGGAGCTCATGTTCGGCACGCAGCTGGAGCTGGAGCTGGAAGACATCGCCGAGTACGAGCCGCCCGCCCCCGTGGAGGGAGCCGAGGGCGCGGAAGGTGCTGCGGCCGGCGCGGCAAAGGGGAACGCGGCCCCCGCTCCGGCACCGCCGTTCTCGGCGCGCGACAGCGTGGCCAACTTTGCCGAGGCCGCTGCCTCTCTGAGGGGACTGTACGAGAAGCGTGAGGAGTCGCGGGCTCGGTGGCGGGCGGAGCAGAAAGAGCGCGTGTTGGGGACGAGGTGAGTGAGACCCCCGCGCAACCGCGCCTTGCCCAGCGGCAAGCCGGGGTACACAGAGGTTCTCACTGCTGCCATCAATGACCTGGTTGAGCACGGGTACGACAGCCAGGACCGCCTAGACCGCTGGGTGAAGCTGCTGAGCGAGGCGGCGGACGGGCCGGCCGGGTCTGAGGAGTTTCTGGACGACCAGCTGCGCCGCAGCCTGGTAGCGACTTATGATCGCCTCACGGCAGGCGACACCCTCACTCGGCTGCATCCCGGTGTCAGCCGGTTCACCATCGAGAACATCAAGCCGCAGCTCCGTGCCCAGCTGGATCGGGCCATCCACGCCAGCGCCGATCTCATTCGCCTCAACAAGGCCGAGGCTAAGCGCAAGACCCTCCAGCGCTTCGTGGGTTGGAGCACGAGCCTGCCACCAGGCCGCGCGGCAGTGGTGTCTCGGGCCGAGACAAAGAAGGAAATCAAGAAGTCTTTGACGCAGCTGCCGTTCGTAGAGCGGCGCGTGTTGATCGACCAGGGGCACAAGTTGACGGCGTCGATCAACCGCATAGTGGCGGTGGAGGGCGGGGCCATCGCGGCACGGTGGCTGTCACACGTGGATCAGCCGGGGTACGACTACCGTGTGGCCCACGCCGAGCGCCAGGGCAAGGTTTATCTGATCCGGGGCAGTTGGGCGCAAGAGAAGGGCCTAGTGAAGCCGGGACCGGCGGGTTACACGGACCAGATAACCCAGCCGGGCGAGGAAGTATTTTGCCGGTGCAAGTACGTGTACTACTACAACCTGCGCCAGCTGCCTGACGATATGTTGACGGTGAAGGGGCGCGAGGCTTTGTTGATGGCACGGGCGCAGGTGGAGGAGATGGTCTGATGCCCTTGGCGAGCGTCTCCTACGAGCAGCTGGCGAGCGCTCGCGAGGACTACAGGAAGGCCGAGAGGGAGAAGGACCGCACGGGCAGTGCCTGGGCTGAGGCTAACCGACTCTCGTACTATGGGGCCATGGGGAAGACCACTCCTGAGGGGATGGCCCTGTCGAGCGCCAAGGCAGCGTTTGACGAGGCCGTCAAGAACTTCAACAACGCCAAGGTTCAGCTGCGAACCCTCCAGCGTCGTGCCGACAAGAGCAACATGCGCAACGACGCCGATCCCTCCACCGGCGACGCCGAGAAGACGAAGGCCAAGAAGGACAGCACCATGGACAGCAACGCCCCCCTCGCCGCCCAGGTCGACGCGGCGCGGTCCATGATAGATAGCCTCAAGAGCCGGCTGGACGACTGCGACCTTATGGACGCGCGGGATGCGGTGCGGGGCCGGGCTGACGGCAAGTCCTACCACACCAAGGAACCCGAGGACCAGGCCCGCGAGGCCGCCAAGCCGGTGCGGGGTGGCAAGCGCGAGGTGCGTGAGGATGCTGAGCGGCGGAAGGAATGGAAGGGGGTTTACTCAGGCTTTGAGAGCCCTGCCTCGACTAAGCGCCAGCGCCGGAATTTCTCAGGCTTTCCAGCTGAAACTGAGGAGGAGGCTCGGAAGGTTGTTCTTCGTCATGCTGGAACCAAGCTTCGCGAAGTTAAGATTGAGAGCATATCGGTAGACCAGGCCCGCGAGGCCGCCAAGCCGGCGCGGGGTGGCAAGCGCGAGGTGCGTGA